TAGCTACGGCCACATCATTGAAATTGGTAATTACGATTTGTGTCGCAGTCTGCGATGCTGCCGGGAATTGTTTCTGCACAAATACCGATGTCGAATTTGTGGTTACATCGCTTGGGCCTGGACAGTTCCATCCATTCGTTGCGGCAGGCATCGTAACAGTGCAAGCCGAACCCGGCGTAGTTCCCACATTGATGTTAAACGAAGCCGTTCCGTTGTTCACCACGATAGAAGCCGCTGCTCCTCCACATCCCGCTGCCGCAATGGTTGGAGCAGTTGCTGAAATCAGCAAATTACCGGGAGTATTGGTCGTAGAAGGTCCGGCGATTGAAGCTCCATTGACGAGCGCGAATTGACGGCTGGCATTCACTTGCAACCAATCAGCCCCGCCATTAGTCATATGCTCGATGTTTGCGTTGTCGGTGTTGACATTAAATGGCCAAGAGTTAGCCGCGGAACAGGTCATTCCCGCGAACGTGTTAGCTGGTTGCATGGTCAAAAGGCAATAGCTTCCGGTAAAGGAAGCTGTTGCGATGAGCGTTCCGCCGGCTATCGGGGCATTTTTCAACTGTGGGTTTATCATCGTTACTTGTGCGCCATTCTGCGCAAGCACAAATTCCCCACTGTCTTGTATCGCCCCGGTGTTGAGGATAATCCCCGGCGACATGAAGGTTGCAGTTCCGCCATTTACGGTGACGACATGCGAACGGGCTATCGATGGCTCGTCCAAAACAAAATAGGTTCCATCTACGACCAGGCTATTCGCAGCGCTGTTGGCCTGCACAATGTAATCTTGTGGGGTTGCTGAATACCCTGGATTTTCCATGTGGCCGCCACTCAAGAATACATGGATTCCTGCGGCGCCAGTTGACGTGTTGTTATTGGAAATCTGACAATTATCGATATCATCGTTGTCAAAAAACCAGTCAACAGGCCCAGCGCCAGTTAGGTTGATATTGTTGGATGATGGCGTGCCACAGTTAGCAATGATGGAGTGCGTCACCTTCATTTGCTCGCCAGAACCGGTGATCCCGCTGGGATAATTTATGGGGGTTGGGACATCTGTGATGACGGAATGTTCGGCCATAAGCCATGGAAAAGTATTGTTTCCAAATTTGTGCCCCGTACCGAAATGCTTTATCCCTCCGCCGATAAATCGGCACCCAAAACAGCCGTTAACCGAGCCCCATTGAATCGCTATCGTTGCATTTCCTGGCCCTGAACCAGACAGCATAATGTCTTTGATGACCACCGCGCCGTTGTTGTAATACAAGCTATTTTGAATTGGACTTCCGGCATCAGCCGTGATTGCAGTCCCCGTTGTCGGCGTCCAATTTATGCACGTTGCACCGCCGGGATCGCCTCGCAGAAAAACAAATCGAAGATTGGTAGTAAGATTCAGAGACGTGCTTGCAGGGTAGCATCCGCCGCCAGTCTGTGGAGGAACGAAGATTTCACAACCTCCGGACCCGGTAGTCGTACTGGTAGAGCTTGTAGGGCATGAGGTGGAGTTATAGGCTGTCTGAATTTGCGCCATGATGTCGGTGCCTGTATAGCAAGCTGGCGCTATGATCAAAACACCAGAAATATTACACGCTGCTGTCGCCGTCAGGGTGCCGGTGATAGCAGTAGGTCCTAGAACTTCATTATTCTGAATCCAGTTGGCTCCATTGTAGAAAAATTGTGATGTGCTGCAGGCCGAGGCCGCAGATAAAATCGTAGGCGGATTTAACACGCCCGCTGGCCAAGCAAAGGTATGGCTTCCTACGCCGTCCTGACAGATATAAAAAGTAAGGAATTGCCCCTGCACGGGGTTGGTAATAGTAGAACTGGTCACGTTCCCCGTTAAGGTCATGGCAAAGATTCCGCCTACCGAGGCATTGAAGGTAGGAGTCGCCGAAAAGGCTAAAGATACATAGTTGACCGTTCCCAGAGCATCGTTGAAAAGAATATCAGAATAAGTCACTGAAGACGGAAATCCAGCTCCGGACATCAACACATCGTAATGACCGTTGGCTGCATAGAAAGTCCACTGGCCTCCGCTCTGGGCCGTGAACGGATTAGCAAGCGGAGTGTTGCTGTTGTCTGCAAAAATAGTCGCCAAGCCTCCACCATGAACGCTTACGGTGATCGTGCAACTGGGAAAGGAAGCCTGTACTTGAGTTGTAGAAGGAAGCCCCGATACGACGACTACTTGCGCCCCAGACTCGCACCAGCCGCGAGCAGCCTGATTCGCAAATGCCGGCGTAGCAAACAAACAAGCCAGAAACAAAAGTAGTTTTTTCATAGCTGTAGATGTGGACCTATGTTACAATCTGCTTCATGAGCAAGGCCCAGCCTCTCCTTGAACGATTTCTCAGCAAATTCAGAGTAAACCTCAAAACAGGATGCTGGGAGTGGATCGGAACCCTCAGCGGCAAGGGATATGGCTGGTTGTTCGTTAGAAAAGTAAAAGGGAGAAAGGAAAGCACCTATGCCCATCGCTTCTCCTATGAATATTTCGTAGGTCCAATTCCCCAAGGAAAAACCATAGAGCATAAATGCAGGGTACGGCGCTGCGTAAATTACTCTCATCTAGAGCCCCTCATACTCAAAGAAAACATCCTTCGAGGAAACAGTCCGCCAGCAAAAAACGCTCGCAAGAAAAGATGCAAACGAGGCCACAAACTCTCGGGAGAAAATCTGTATATCACAAAAAGAGGGTATCGCAACTGCCGAAAGTGTTTGGTCTATCTTGCTCGTCGTTGGTATAAAGATCATAAAGTCACTACTTAATTACAACTGGGTATAGGGACCAGCCGTTTTGGCAAGTGTGTTGTAATAACCATACGCGTGAGCACTTATATCTGCCTCTCTCGAATGGAAATAGCTGTTAACCGTCTCACGATCCTGCTTGCGGTAGAGCCGTAGCAAGTCACGGAACTCTTTTTCCTTGGACCCCATGAGAAACCGGAAGTCAGGGCCGGCAGAGCGAGGTTGCTGGTCCTTGTTCGATTCAGCCCACTGGTAAGCGTAGTAGTAGGCACGCGACAGGACGAGATCATCCCCGACCGAGATTGGCAATGTGTCAGTAGGGTTCACGAGGTCTGTTCCGCGGCGCAGGCCATAGCACTGGTAAGTGAAGGCGGTTACGGGCTGGCCCCAGAGTTCAAATAGAGGGAAGTCCAGCGTCGCCGAGGGAGTGGAAGTTCCTTGGCCACGTATGTCCCGGCCCCAGGGGATGACGTGTGTCGGGAATTGATACCACGAACGCTGTGGGTCTCGCGCGTCTACCCAGCCTTTGGTTTTGGTTAGGTCCAGATCAAGATACATAGCCGGGTTGCGCACGGAAAGCAAGGTAAGAAAGTCCTTGGTCGGAGGCGTGTAATAGAGCTGGTAAATCTGATAGGTCGTCCCCGTGAAGGACGGGTCCCCAAAAATCCGGTCCAGCGTGGCAATACCGTTCGTCGCAAAGTTCGGATCCAGGGACATGATGTTGTAAATCCCGCCGGCGGAAGTCTGACGGAACTGGCGCTGAGTGATCAGCGAAAAGGGCGTAGAGGACGCGAGAATCGCCGCAGTGGCCGTTGCGTCAAAGGTTATTCCCGCCAGGCCTTGCGTAACGGTGACGGTCCCGGTCGTAACAGGCGTCGGCGAAATCCATGAATATTCAAGGATATTGAAGGACCACAGCATCGATTCGCGAATTTCCCGCCATGATCGATTGATCAGGGTTTTACAGAAGGATATAGGGAGCTTGGGGACCGCTCCGCGCAGTTCTGAGACGAGATCCTGGAAAGCCACATTAGGCCCTCTTAACTCCTAATTTCTTAGATGCAGCTCCGGCCGATTTCACGACGCGCTTTGGCCCCTTAAAAGTTATCGTTCGCGGGTAGCTGGAAACCGGGACCGGCATTTTCGGCCCTTTCATCTACCGCCACGTTTCCTAGCGCCTACCTTGACGTGACGCCGCGGACGCGCGGAATGCGAATGCATAAGCGGATGACGTCCGCCCTGTTTCGGGCCGTGCGGCTGCGGAGGCTCTTTTTCGAAGCCCATGTATGTGCCATATCCACCGCCTTTGTGTCCTTTCATTGGGCCTCCTTAGACCATGATAAGGCGTAAACGAATATATTTACCGCTGAGATTAATAGCGTTTGCAACTTCCACCGTGCCCCCTATGCCTCGGACTCCAGTATACCAATGCAAAACCGCAGTAGTTACAATGATGCTTGGTTGTCCCGCCGGAGGTGCCGGGTTTAGATTCGTTGCACCTGCTATGGTAGCCCCAAGAGCCACCACAACTTCATTTACGCTATCACTAGATAATTCGTCCGCTCCTACGTCTTCGAAACCGCCAAGACCAAAATCCAGCGCATTGATTTGCTGACCGGAAGTGTTGAACACGCCGGTGTTGTTATAGGACGCCGGACCATCCAGGTCGAGAATAAGTTCGTATCCACCCTTTTCATTAGGGTATGGATAGCCGGGAACGAATCGGAATGCCATGCGCGCTCCTTAAATTCGCCGGATCGGCTTTTCAAGCATCACGGCGGTAATAGTGCTGACCACCGGGAGGACGATAGCCGTTCCGAGGTACGCGCCCGCGTACGAAAAGGGAATCGTCGCAGTTACGACGTTCACGCCGACGTCTGCAGTGGACGCCACGGTAGCAGAGATTTTCGCGCTAACCGGATTCCCCACGGCAGCCGCCGTAATTGCGGAGTCGAACAGCACGCTAGCGACGCCACCGGTTTGGACCCAGCCAAAGTTTCCTTTCGTCACGGCATTAATGAAAATTCCGGCTATGAGCGTCGGGATAGCCGCAGTGGGTTGTGCATCAGAAGTTGCCTGATAAAGCAGCGACGTAGCAGTCGGCAAGTCGGCGGGGCGAAAGAAAGCAATGGCCCCACGAGTGGGAGCGGCTGCAGCCGAAGACAGCGTTCCCAGATACATGTAGACTCCACCGAATAATGTGGCCACCGCAGGATCGGACAAGGCCGCCGCAATAGCGTCATCCATGATGATGGCGTCCCCAGGCTGCGTCGCCGAATAAGGCGGAGGCTGCACTCCGGCAGGGAGCGCGAAGATCGTTCCGCCCGAAGTAGAGTCGTTTACGTCGTTCAGGAACCGAGCGGTGAGTTGGTCGGCCTGTTTGAATCCATAGCCTTTCATGCAATACCTCCATCTGGCACCTGCGGAGGGATCTCGACAGGAGTTTCCGGTCGCACAAAATCGATGACAAGTTCCCAACGACCTTCATAAGCACGCATCCGCGAAGTCACAGTCTCATCCACAAAATCCTTACCAGAATCTAGAAATTGTTGAAGGCTAGTGCGTGCAATTCCGTAATGTTTGGCCACTTGACCTCGAGTATATCCAAGTCCTAACATTTCTCGCATTTCTGCCACGCTACCAACAAAGCGAGGCTTCAAGGTGGAGTCTAGTCCTAGTTCCACTCCCGTAGTCTGGTCGCATAAGGAAGCAGGCACAATCCAGAAGCGGTTCTGCTCGATGCCCCAAAAAATCACCACATCACACCTTTCAACAAAAGGCTTACGCGCTACCACTTTAGCAGAAGCAACACTAGAAGAGGAATTCGGATAGATACGAGTTTTAGGTAAAGGAAAGAAATAGACAGGATTGTAACCTTTGTTGTGATGATACAAATGCGCGGAACGTACCTGGATTCGACATCCATTGCTAGCAAGCAAATCACAACCCATATCTACGGCAGGCCACGAAGGCACAATTCCACGAATCAAAAGCTGTGCTGCTACTACGAACTCTCCTGCCTTGCCAGTCAATGCTGCCTGTTTTGCATTTCTCATTTTGTGGCTCCTCTCTAAGCCACAAAGGTTATAACATATAAATCCATCAAAATCCAGCGCCGACTAACTGCCAGTTATCTCTAGGCTGTGTGGTGTATATGTTCAATGCAGCTTTGAGGAACATAACGATGAGATCTGGATTGGTCTGCGAACGGATCGGCGGAGTAAAGTTGAAGTTGTACTCAGGATCCGCGGACGGTCGGATCTTCCAACCTTTGACACGCAGCCAGAAAAATGGCTCGGAAGGATTGACCAGCGTCACGGATGGAAAGTTCGAAATCGCGCGTTGCGTCGCCGAGAGAGTTGGCGTGGTGAATGCGGACGGCTTGATCGAAGTCGTCTGAGACAGGCCAGACGCAAGGATCTGACCGTATTTCGTGGACGGTGCCAGTTTGTCTTCGAAGATAAGTCCGTCGAGAACTTTCAGGCCTTCGAATCCAATAGTGACATCGCGCTCCATCGTGAAACGCTGTTTTGGCTCCTGACGCTCTAGGAGGTAGCCAAAGAGAGCCTTGTTACAAAGCCCGGTGTCCGGACGCTGCACGCAATTGAGATAAGCCTCCACCACCACCTTGTAAGTGATCTGCCCGGGGTTGCCGTTCTGGTCTCCAACCCAGGTAGGAATGGAGTTCAGCGCTACCGTGATGGCACCGTTGCGGAGTTGTCCGCCGTACGTGGTGAAGACGTTTCCATCCCAAGACGGATTTACCCCGTCGTTCAGCGCTTCCGACAGGCCGTTGACGAAAATCTGCCGGTTGGATCCGGAGATGTTCTGGCCATGCCGATAGAAGTCTATGGCGATGTCCGTGTTCAAGGCTTGGACCGCATTCGCCATGTACGCGTCAACCAGCTTGACTTTGACTGCCGGCCCAGAGCCTTGAATGACGTTCGTCTGGAACAGGTTGAGCGGAACGTCTTCCTTATAAGCTTTCGGCACGAAGGCAGTCGCCGCGAGAATCTGCTTCTGCACCACCGTGACGTCAGACCCTGGCGGGTACGCTCCACCGTTCACTCGATCGTACATGAACGGAGTTTGCATAACCGAGCCGCCGAGGAATTCATCCAGGGCTCCCAGCACACGCATCTTACGCTGCCAGGCAGTGTCTACGAAAAAGCAGTCGTAGAGCACGTCGTCTCGGAGATCGGCTAACGTCGAGGCCGAGATCATGTCAAAAGTTGGGTCAGCCACGGTTTATCTCCTCAATTTCAGTGCGTCACTTCGCGCTTCAGCGCAAGCTCGGTACCTTTACGAACGCGCGTATCGTGGAGCTGTTCGGCAGTGCCAACTTCCCAGGGCTGCTTGCCTGCGCGAGGATCGGTCCCGGTGCGAGGGGCGAAAGGAGCCGAAGACGGTTCCAGGGTGCGCGTGAAAGGATTCGAAGCGTACTTTGCCGCGAATTCGGCTTCCACCTTTTTGCGCTCCTCGGAGCGGACGGTCTGGAGTTCCTTGTCTTTGTCCGCTTGGGCCTTGGCCACGCGGGCTGCGGGAACTCCGAATTCCTCCATCCACTGGGCTTCAACGGATTTCTTCGAAGCTACCGCGCGCTGGCGCAATTCGCGGAAACGGAGAGGCTTCCCCGGGAACAGGACCGAATGCTCGGCCGCAATATCCTGCGCGATAGCGATTGCGTCGCCTTCACGTTCGGCGATTGGCAGGATTACTTCGTTGATAAATTTGTCCTGGTCGAATGCGCTAGGAGTAGGAGTCGGGGTGGGAGTCGGATTTCCGCGTTCCAGCTCCTCCATCTTCAAACCTAGGTCCTTGGCGATGTCAATGAGTCCTTGCCTCTGCGCCGCCAGGAGTGCTTCACGAAGCCTACCGGATTCAGCGCGAGCCGAGACGGCCTCAGCCTTGGCCGAAGTTAGAAGCCCTTTATTTTCCTCATACCACGAATTCGCGCGAGTCTCATAAGCTTCCATGTTCTTCTGCGCATCGTCACGTTCGCGAGACAGCCGGACTACGCCGTCTTCCAACTTGTCGTAGGCCTTGCGTGCCAGAGGCGTATCGAGGAGCTTGATTTCCTCATCTGTCGCGCCCATGGACTTCAGATATTCTGAGTAGCCTGCCATAATTCACCTCATCCCATGATCGGCGGAGCAGCCGGTTCCCCCGGCTCCTGGTGCTCCATGATCTTCCGCAAAATCTCCCGCACCTCAAGGTTGATGTTTTGTACGTGCGGGGAGGTCGCTGGATACATCCTGGCGATGTCCCGGAAGATACTTACAGCCTCAAAAATTCTTCCTGATGCCGCATTTATCGCTGGCGAAGGCTTCGGCGAAGCAGGAGACGCCACGGGAGGATTGGTGGGGGCAGGTGCGGAGGCTCCGGGAGTCGGAGGGGGCGTCAACGCCATAGAGGGAGTAGCCATCGATCTTATGCACTTAAACTTTCTTGTGCGCCTGCTTTCCAGCTTTTTTGAAATTCCCTGAGGCCATGTTTTCCGGGCGCATGTCGCCGGAGATTTTCAGTTTCTTCTGGGACCCACCAAGCTTCACGAGATTCCCAGAGAATCCGCCGGACTTTGTTCTGTGACCACGCATCGATACCTGCCTTTCTATGGGGTAAGGACGACGCCAGAGTGTCTCCCCCCAACAGTCGCCGTCCTTGCCTCGGTTTATCCGGTCTCGGAGAACCGCAAAGGGTTCGTTTCCGGGGCTCGGACGGGCACTACTTGTGACGCCGCTTGTGTCGGTTGGCAACTTCGAACTTATTCATGATTTCTCCTTTCGCAAAATAAAAACGGCCTGCAACTCTCGACCCGGAGGCACGAACTCTAAGTCAAGGTATACAGGCCGTCTGATTACTGGACCTTGGAGGTTCAGTTCAAAACTCGGACCTACGATGAGAGGATAAACATACGTGCAGGAAACATGTCAAGTCAAATTTCAAGGCTCAGTAACGTTGATCTCTTCACGGTAACGCAGTGTGCAGATTCCGCCTTGGGAAATATTGATCATGAGCGTCCCGGTGGAATGCATATCGCGCAGGAATTTCATGAGCGCTGCGATGTCTTGGGAAGGCGGGAAGCGACGTTCACGCACGAGGATATGGCTGTCTCGCACATGAGTTGGTAATTTAGTGGGATTAGTCTCTTCCCGCCTTGGGTGAAGATCGATGGATCGTGCGGCACTCATCGGCTTTGTACTATAGTGCTCCTCGCTCCATTGTCCTTGCTAACGATTTTCGGTGGGTTTAGTCCGGTTGTCGGCCGGCCTTCGGGATTTCCCTTACCCATGGCTGGAGCAGCGGCTCCTGGAGGAACACCGGCATCGGCGCCGCTCAGGGATTCGCCAAGCTCTTTCATGCGCGCAGCGAATTCAAGCTGCATTTCCTGTTCCGCTTTCCACCGGTCGATTACGGTAGAGCCGGGGATGTTGCCATAGTTCGGAATATTCCAAGCCTCGGCGATGGTTTGAGAATCGATCATCACGCCGGCCTTACGCAGTTGGACTAAGCCAAGCTTCATCACCATTTGAGACATTTCGTGCAGGGAATTCGGAAGGATGAAGAAGCGAAGGTTGTCAGCGAACATCCGTGCACGTTTAGCCGAAGGAATTTTCGACGGACCCTCATCTGGATTTTCTCCCGGCATGTGCGACGGAATGATATGCGCCGGATCGTAATCAAACACTTCCGGCGGGGTGCCTTCGGGGCCGAGGAGCTGCATCACTCGCGGGGTAGTGTAATACTGTAGGATATTGTACTTGATCATCACGCCAAGATCACGCATGGACGGTTCCATCGAACGGGAAATGTCTTCGATGATCGGGCCAACAGACTCCATCATCTTTTCCAGTTCGTCCATGGAGCCTACTGCGCGAAGCTTGGCCAGGGCCATTACTTCGTTGATTCCGAGCTGGGAATTCAGGGATTGCGTCGCCCACTCGAGCATGGCCATGGATTCCGGAGCGACTTTCAGAAATTCCGGATCTAGAATAGTTCGCAGCGGAGGACCCTCCGCGCCTTGCTGCATGTCGAAGCCTACGCGCTTGTTCGGCTCGAACGGATCGAAATTGTCCGCTTCTTTCTTCGCCACAGTGTTTATATCGTAGGCCATTGAGGGTTGCAGGCCAGCACGGATCTTGTCCATGTTGCCGCGACCGATTTCCTTGATGCATTCGTTCAGTTCATAACCGTCGTGGACTAGCGAGAATCCAAGAGGTTCCCATGGCCAGGAATCTACGGAGAATGGAACTCCGGGGAACATTCCGTGCCAGTCAAATGCCGGCCCATCGTACATAACGCAGCGATCGGAAGAAATCATTAGCCGACGATAAGGGTAGAGTCGCGCGTCGTTCGCGTCTGCCGTGCGACCGTCTGAAAGTTTCTGGCCCACAGAAGGGACTTCGTAGTACCACGAAGATCCTGGATCCCCCATGGGAATTGTCTTTCCCATGCGGTTAACCGTGAGATCTATAACGTATTGCCGGCGAATCGGGACTAGAAGATCAGCCAGAGCAGGATCCCCAGCGGAGCGAGTCCCTTTGCCGAAGATTCGCTGGATAATGTTCCCGAAGTTGCCAAGTGCCGAACGCCGGATATTGTCGTCCGCGTACCAGTAACGAGAGGACTTCGGCATGAG